AAGACAGGAATTGTTATAACAAGACTGGTTGATGACAAGGAACGTGTAGAGAGGTCACTGAGGAGCAGGCGGAATGGATAGTCTGCAATACAAATACAATGCGCTTATCAGTGAATACCTAGCCCGTTTCACTCATAAGCAGGGTCTTGAACTTGACGATGACGATATGCAGTCTGATTTCTTCGGGTTCTGTGATGGACTTTACATCTTTTCAGTCAATGACATCCGGCTGGACATTGACGAAGAAGCACCTGCAGGACAAATTAAGTCATGGTTTTCTGAGTGTGTCGGAATTTTCGGAGAAAAGAAAGTTATGATAAATTACCGTTCTTGGCTTATGGGAGCTAGGTAAATGCAGTATGCAATGACAAGTTCCTTTGAGAAAATACTTCCTTCAAAGGGACTCGCTGCAATTTGCCCTCAATGCGAAAATGAGGTAATTGCAAAATGCGGAAATATAAATGTATGGCATTGGGCACATAAAACTTTATTAAATTGCAAATATTTTGAAAGGAACGAAACTGAATGGCATCGAAACTGGAAAGCTAGGTTTCTTGAGGAATATAGAGAGATAAGATTTCCAGCTTATGACAGTGAAGGAAAGAAAACAGCACACATTGCAGATGTATATTTGCGTAATATTTATCTTGCAATAGAATTTCAACATTCACGAATTACTTATGAGGAATGCATTCAAAGGAATGAATTTTACATAGATAATAATGGATTAAACAATGGAAGAATTGACTGGATTATTGATATATCAGATGCTAATTATACATTCAATAAAAATGTAGTTTTAAAAAATGCAAACCCTAGTTATGACCACAAAAAAGAAACGGAGTTGAGAGAAGAACTTTTTAGGCTAAAAGAAATAAAAGAAAAACTAAATTCTGTGTCTGACTATACTTTCTTTCCTAGAACAAAGAAAGATTTACAGGATGCTATCGACTTTGTGAATATTAAACTGTCTGAGCATATTGAAAATAAATATAACGTAAAGACAGTGGATGAAGTTATCCTGCACAGCAAGAGAGATATTATTTTAAACATATACTCTGCTGCCTCTTTGTATCGTGGTGCTCATTGTTATCTTGATACAGGAAAGGGAAACATAGCCATGATACAGGATGTAAGAAATTTTCCAAGCTATTTATTGATAATAATAGGGAGAAGGGTTAGCTATGAGGAATATTTAGAAATGCAATTTATAGAATCAGCTTGACAGCCATACCCTGTTCTGAATAATCTCGTGATATGGCTGCTAAAAAAGATAAAAAAGATAAAAAAACTGAAAATGAAAGGTTTTACCCTGAGATAAAACCTGAGTATGAAACAGTAATAATGCTGATAGTTCATTCTGGAATGTCAATAAAATCAATTGCAGAAACTTTGAATAAACCTCACACAACGGTTTATCACTGGACTCAATTAAAAGAATTTCAGACATGCTTAGAAAAAGAGAAAATACGTGTTCATAACGAGATCTTAAACAAATTTAGCGGGCTTCCTGAGATAGCATATCTTGCATTGCATTCGAATTTTACAGGGAAAAGTCCAGACGCAAGAACGGCTCTGTCATTCCTAGAGAAGACAGGAAACCTAGTCAAAACATCCGAAAAAAGCGACGCCGACGAAAAGACCCGTCGAATGGCTCAAGCCCTAGTAGCTGAACTGTCTGCAATGTCAGAGGAAGATTGAAAGCAGAAAAGCTTGAACAGGTTCTGTCAAAATACCCTCCTAATGTGCAGGAGCTGGCAATTCAGATTTTCAAGGAACAGCAGGAACAGCGCAAGGCGAAGAACACCGAGAAACTGTCTGTCAGAGGAAAAGTTCTGAATGACAACGCAAGTTTCCTCTGGTTTCTGCAATACTATTTCGGACACTATTTCAGCGTCGAATTCGGGGAACAGCAGCTTGAACTTATCCAGTCAATCGAATCATTCCGGCATAAGAAGAAACGAAACCCGCGCAAGGTCCTGAGAGCACTTTCGAGGGGTTTTGGGAAATCTACAATCCTTTCTCTTGCGGGTGTAATATGGTTAATGATCCGAGGTGAATGGAAATTCGTGATCTTGATTTCCAGCACACTGGACGCAGCCAAGGACTTTCTCAGGAAAATAGTCGAGGAAGTGGAAGACAATGTAAGGCTGACAGACGATTGGCCTGAACTCCTCCCTGCAATCGACAAGAAAGGGCAGTCTGTTTCATGGAAGGATACAGACATTGTGTTTGCAGGAAACTTTCGGATTATTGCAAAAGGTTTCCTGAATGCAATCAGGGGTAAACGGCACAAGCAATACAGACCAGATGCACTCATATTTGATGACCCGGACGAAGAAAAAGACGTTGCCAGTGAATCGACTATGCAGAGGAAATACCGCTGGTTTGATCGCGCCGCCCTCAAACTAGGGAGTCAGTGGGGAATTGATGCAATTGTAGCTTACACTACCATTTCGCCAAACTGTGTAGGGGAAACCGTATTCAACGATGACATTAAATATCCTGTCCACGAATGGGATAAAAAGAAATTCTCTGCGATTGTAGTCAGGAACGGACGCGAAGTGTCCTCATGGGAACAAGGCGCGCCGATTGCCAAACTTCAGGAAGAACGGGAAAGAGACCCCATCACATTCGCACGGGAAAAGCAGAATGAGGTCATGGCGGAAATAGATCAGGTATTCCGTGATACAATCCAGACATACCACTTCGACAGATCCAAAATACAGCCAAACTGGAAACTAGTTCTTGCAGTGGACTTATCGTTAGGGAAGACGGAAACCTCAGACTTCTCTGCTATTGTCGGGGTCGGAATGGAGCCGTCCGGTCTGTTATGCCAGATTTACGACGACATAAAGCGACGCCGACCGGATGACATTATGAAGGATCTTATCAGAGCACTGCTTTCATTTAACTGGACAAAATGCGTAATCGAGGACAACGGCAATCAGGATCATTTCATCGAGGGATTCAAGCGGACACTTCGCAGGTTCAATGCTGCCAGTCCTGCAGAACAGAGTGAGGAATTCGGGATTGTCTCGGAAAGAAAGATCATGATCCCGATTGAAGGTATTTCAAACTCAGGGGACAAAATTAAACGGATTAAGGAAAACTTACAGCCTCATATAAAAGCAGGAAATCTGAAACTGAGAAACGATTCTGCACAGCTTTACAAAATGCTGAATGAATTCCCTTACCAGAAGAAAGACGGACCGGACGCGCTGGATATGGCAGTCAGGACTATCCTTTACGACAACAATTTCAGCACCTATTCGCCGGAAACTCTGAAACAGAAGGGATTCGGACAGCCTAAGAATGAGCTTATGAACATTAAAAAGAAGCAGTGGGATTCGATAACCAAGGCAAATACCGAACGGATCAAAAGGCTTATGGGAAAATGAATTGCTTTGAATTGCCGACCGGTTAGACTCTGATTATGCCTGTATTGCCAGCCATTAACCCCTATACACCGAAAACCAGACAGGATTACCGCGCAAATATGATTGCATGGCAGAAGAACATGGGTTCGTCGCTGTCAAACTTTAACCCCGGGTCTCGGATAGGGTCACTTGTCGAGGCAATAGCTATTGAACTTGCGGACGGTGACCTGAACACTCTGAACGGTCTCAAGCAGGCAATCATCGAGGGGTCATACTACTCATTCGGATTTTCCAGGCTTCCCGGGACAGTCTCAGGCGGGTTTGCCAGAATAGAGCACGCAGTCGCTGCCGGAAATATTGTCTACCCTCAGTTTACGATTGATCTTTTCGGTATCAAATATCAGACGGTTTCATCCGTGACTCTGCTGGCAGGGAATACTTACGTCGAGGTCGATATTATTTCTCTGGAAATTGGATCACAGTCAAACTGTCCAGCAGGGACAATTGACACGGATCAGGGAAGGGGAACACTTGACCAGACACTGCCTGCAGATTCAAGAGTATGGAATCCGGCTGCCATTACAGGCGGGACAGACGAGGAAAGCGACATTGCCAGACTGAACCGATGGAAAAATTACATTCGAGGACTTGGCAGATCCAATATTTACGGAATACTTGCAGGACTTGCAGCCATTCCCGGAATGGTTTCTTATGTTCTTCA